AGCTCACCGTGATTGGAGTTGACAATGATGTTACCCATTGCAATACCGTTAAAATCAATTATAATCATTATCTAGTTCCTTAGTGTGGTCATTCATACAGTTATTATATCACATTAATCACGGTTTGTACACACTTATTTTCATTATTTACATACTCATTACGTACTTTACTGAGTACAATCATTACGTACCCTACTGAGTACACTACTAAACCGTAAAACTTTCACCACAACCGCATTCATCTTTCACGTTAGGGTTAACAAACTTAAAGCCTTCGTTAAGACCTTCCATAGCATAGTCTAGTTCAGTACCATCTAGGTACGTCAGGCTCTTTGCATTTACTACTATGTTAATGCCTTTAGTTTCAAACACTATATCGCCTGGTAACAAATTATCAACAAACTCTACTATGTAAGCAAGGCCAGAACAACCGGTTGTACGTACTCCAAGGCGAACACCTAAGGCGTCTCCTCTATTACTAATGTAACTATTGATTCTATCGACAGCACTATCAGATATGGAAATAGCCATCTTAATTACCTCTTGCTCTTGTAATTGTGAATTGCAGCTTTGATAGCATCTTCAGCAAGTACAGAACAATGGATTTTTACTGGTGGCAAAGCTAACTCTTCAGAGATATTCGAATTACGGATTTCTCCAGCCTGATCTAAAGTCATACCCTTCATCCATTCGGTAACCAATGAACTTGACGCTATAGCAGAACCACATCCATAAGTTTTAAACTTAGCATCTTCAATGATACCTTCGTCGTTTACCTTAATTTGCAGTCGCATTACGTCACCACACGCTGGCGCGCCAACCATGCCCGTACCTACGTGCACATCAGCTTCATCCATTTTACCTACGTTACGTGGATTTTCGTAGTGATCTAAAACTTGTTCACTATACGCCATTGTATATCCCCCTAGACAATCAAGTTCTTAACATGATTTCGATGTATTTTACCTCCAACGAATGCATTGTAATATTCGTCAGGCTTTAGTAGTACATCACGTACGATCTGTTCCTTCATCTCAAGGTAAGACATTTCTCCCTTACCCATACATAGATGTAGGATCTCACGATCAAACCTCTCATATCCATGTTCTTCTAGAAGCATCTTAACTTCTTCAGAACTACCATGGTATGTTAACCAATCTGATGAAGAAACCTTTGTGCGTTTACGCTTCTGTCCCTTTAAAGGTTTTAGCTTAACTCTTGAATGAAAGTTCTTCTTACCAATATACTTCATTCCATTTGAGAGGTCAGTCACTATATAGACGAATCCTTCGTAAGGACCAACCATCTCAGCTGTAAAGTTCTTTCCCTGATATTTCCAAATTTTCATAAATAATCCCAATCATCAAAGGATTATTTATTCGTCTTCTCCATACTGCATTTCTGCTTGTGAAGCTTTAATAGCAGAAGCTGATGTATCAGTATCAATTCCACATGATGGACAAAAATTAACTTCTGCATCATCATCCTCAAATGCAACTTTAAACTCAACACCACAATGGTAACACTCGATCATATACTCATCACTCCTATTGTTTTGGATAATACCCAATTGTTAAACTCTTTATATCCACCTATATATTCGTTTCCTTTAACGTCCACATTATGAATTTGTGGAACAGTTCGGGCATTAGGAAACATGTTATGGAAATCATCTGTTGATATGTCTACACCGATCTTCATTACGGCATGTTTAATTTCTTTTGCTTCAGCCAATTGAATTGCTTGTACACAGAATGGACAATTCTCTTTACTGTATATCACTATCATAACGACATCCCTATAAATGTTTCTTTGCTTACATCCTGTTTAACGCCACCAATTACATAAGAACTAATCTCTGTCTCTTGTGGTGCAACTTGTACATTACCTCCACCGATCCACTTTTCAGTCCATGGCAATGGGTTAGCTTGAGGTGTACTATAAGGAGATGCAACTGCAAGAGTTTTCATACGCTTGTTTGCAATCCATTCAATATAATTAGATAGAAGTTTAGCGTTCAATCCAATCATACTACCATCCTTGAACAAGTAATCAGCCCATTGCTTTTCTTGATCAACTGCTGCTACAAACATATCAGTCACTTGTTCAGAGCATTCTTCACGAATCTTTACAAAGTCAGGATCTTCTTTAGGAAGAGCTTTAATGATTGTTTGTGATGCAGCAAGGTGAGTATTCTCATCACGTGCAATAAACTTAATGATCTTAGCATTACCTTCCATCTTCTTAAGTTCAGCGAATGCCCATGAGCATGCAAACGAAACATAGAAACGTACACCTTCAAGAATGTTAATAGAGTTCAATGCAATCCATAAACGTTTCTTTAGTTCATACTTCGTAACGACTACTTTCTTACCGTTTACTGTATGCTTACCTTCACCTAATAGATCGTACCATTTCTGGTAATCAATAAAGGAATCATAGTAACCTGCAATATCCTTTGCGCAATCCACGATCTCTTCAATGTCAAGCATGTCATCAAAAATCTTAGATGGATTGGCATACACGTTACGAATGATATGTGTGTAAGAACGTGAGTGGATAGTTTCAAAGAACGCCCATGCCATTACCATTGGTTCAATCTCTGGAACCGACGCTGCAGACATAAAGGTCTCTGTTGGACCACGGCCTTGAACCGAGTCCAACAAGATTTGACGTTTAAGATTAGATGTAAAGATGTGCTTTTCAAAATCAGTAAGATTAGCAAAGTCGGAACGATCCTTAGATACGTCTACCTCTTCAGGTCTCCAATAGAAGCCCAACATCTTTTCAGTGATCTTCTCTAAAGCAGGATTTCTAACCTGATCATACCTAGCGATATCGACTCCCCCATCAAAAAACATGAGGGACTCCATATGTGATTTACTTTGTTTTTCAAATACTGACATTCACTTTTCCTTTATATTGTGCAGCTATCGCAGTCGTCATCATCGTAATCTACTTGAGTTAGTTCAACTTCCTCCTGCATCTCACCAGCGCCATCGTGCGTGTTGTTATAATATAGTTGCTTGCCACCATACTTATAGAAGGAAACCATGTCGCCAATTAGCTGAGACATTGGTACCTTACCTTCGTCAAAGTGTGCTGGGTTATATGATGTATTAACAGAGATACCTTGATCGATATACTTCTGCAACACTGCACACACTTTAAGGTAACCGCCTGGAGTTTTCTGATCCCATAGTAGGTCATACTTATTCTTAAGGTGATGATATCCAGGAACAACCTGAGCCATAACGCCATCTTTTGATGCCTTATAGGATACAAGTGCCCGTGGTGGTTCGATGCCGTTAGTACTATTACTAATCTGTGCAGATGTTTCTGCAGGCATAAGAGCCATAAGAGTAGAGTTACGAATACCATATAGTTTAAGATCAGCTCGTAAACCATCCCAATCCATACGTTCAACGTGTGGTACTAAATCATCTATATCACGCTTATATGTATCAATAGGCAAAATTCCAGTGTGGTACTTAGTCTCATTAGACTTGAAACAAGCACCTTTTTCTTTTGCAAGATCAACGGATGCTTTAATCAAATAGTATGACCATGCTTCTGCGTATTCATCAATGATAGGCAATGCATCTTCATCGTACTTAAGACCACGTTTAGCAAGGAAGTATGCAAGGTTGATGATACCAATACCTAACGGACGACGATTCATTGTAGACGCACGTGCCGCTTCCATAGGATATTCTTGGTAATCAAGCAAAGCATCTAATGCACGAACAGCTAATGTGCAATGCTTTTCAAAGTCTTTAGGTTCATTAATCAAACCCCAGTTAATAGCACTAAGAGTACATAGTGCAATCTCACCATCAGGATCATCAGCACCATTCAACGGTTTAGTTGGTAGGTTGATCTCTGTACATAGATTTGATTGGCGAATAGGTGCAAGAGCTGGTAAGAAAGAACCATGCTCATTAGCATGATCAACGTTCATTAGATAGATTCGACCAGTGTCTTTACGTTCTGTCAAGAATTGAGAGAACACTTCGATTGCAGGTATAGTCTTCTTACGAATCTTTGTACTACGTTCAGCCTTCTCATACAAGAGTTTAAACTTATCTTGATCTTGGAAGAATGCATCATACAATCCAGGAACATCAGGAGGTGAGAACAATGTAATATTGCCACCA